CCAGAAGGAACTGATGGAACGCATCGTCCTTGAGGTTGTCGTTCTTGATCTTTCCAGCCGCTCCCTTGTAGTCGACATTGTACGGCGGGTCGGTCACGACCAGGTTGGCTTTGGTGTGTTTTTCTTCGTACTGTAGTAATCACTCAAAGAGGGAAATTTAGCAAGTGTATATATGCAAATAAGATACACTATTTTGTAGGTATTTCTTCGTCCAGCTTTCTCACCATGTCGACCCCCGGGACCACGCCCAGTGTCGAGCCGTTTCGCCAGGCAACGTGCAAGGTTCCCGCATCGTCGAGGTGCAGGACCTCTCCCTTGGTGCCCACCGGCGGTGCGGCTTCGTCCTCCATGGCCACCAGCTCGACCATGCACCCCGGTGGGTATTGTTTCCTGAGGACCTCGACCCGTTTTTGATTCATCTCATCCATATGCATCCTCCTGTTCAGGTAGCATTGATCGCTCAGGTCCGCTCGTATTGCAAGGGACTCTTTTCCATTCAGGTCTCCGTTTGAATTTCCTTGACATTCCAGATGCCTTGGATATATCATCAACGCTATGCGAAGGCGCTTGTCACTTCGCCTTTCGATGCAACCGACGCCGGATGAAGGAATCGACCGTGAGAAAAACCGCTGGTATGATAGTTCTCTTGATGCTCTTCAGTTGGACGCTTTCTGCATCGGCTCCGACTTTCCACGCGGGAGTCTCGGCCAACGTCGGATTTTTCTCGTGGTACTCGTCAGCCGAGGCTGGAATCAAAGTTGACCTGTCGGAGACCTTCTCCCTCGGCCTGACACAACGGATCGGATACGGCTTCACCTACCGGGAGGTGGTGGGAATGACGGAGCTGAGGACGTATGTGTATGATGACCTGTTCTTCCATATCGGTGTGTCCTACCTGTTGAGTCCCTCGACGGGCGTACAGCCTGATTTCAACACCAAGGTTCTTCCGCATCTGGGATTCGGACTGTACATCCCCCTCGATGCCGACCGAAGATTATTCGTAGTCCCGCGAATCGAGATGAACCAATCCTTCTACCTCTCCGACGAAGTCCGTCCGATCTATGCCGATCTGCCGTTTCCCATCGCAGCCCAAGCCTCGCTTGCGTTTGAGTATCGCACGGGGCGATGATGTGCATGGCCGGGCCGGGATGGCGAACACTTCGGTAGTCGTTGCTCCCGATCATGTCACGGCATTGCCAATGCATCCAGGATGAGGCGCATCTGGCGCTGGTACTGCCCGTAGCGGTGGGCAAACAGCGGCAGTTCGTTCTCCCCATAGTCCAGAAGCGCATCCGCATCCGCCTCTGCCATGCAGTACAAACCGTTCTCGTATGTCCAACTCAAAGTAGGAAAGACAGGGATCGTCGGAGCCTCGGGAGCCATCGAGACCAGGACCCGGCGATACGGATCAGGGACTTCGGCCATTGGCACGCTCGTGCAGCCGGTTGAGACGATCAAGACGGCCAGCAGTATCACCACGTGCAGGAGGTTCGATCGTTTCAGGCGGCTGTTCTTGTTCGATGGTGGTGATCTTCTGCTGTACTTCATCGATCTTCTCCAATTGCTGTTCTCGTTTCTTTACCGTTTCCCGCTCTTGTTGGATATCCTTTTTCAGGCCCTTGGTCTTGTATGCTTGATAGCGGGTGATCCCCAGCAACCCCAGGATGATGAGGATGAGCATCTGCATGATGTCATTCATCGGCTTTCTTCTCCATGAACCGTTTGAGCAGCGGTTTCCAGAATGCCATGCACGCCGGAAGCTGCAGCAAGTAAATTGCTATGGTGTACAGGACCACCAGGTAAGGCGTGCTGTTCAACTCTCCGGCCGGCGTGGATGCCGGCGCGACCCGGTAGGTCACGTACGCGAGGGCTGCCGAGCAGGCGAGGGCCACGAGCTTGATCTCGTTCTCGCTTGCCCTGTCACGACGAACGCTCTTCTTGTACAATTCCATCACCAAGCCGAGGAATGCCGCGAAGGCGAGCAATATGGCACCGAGGGTCATGTGTGCTCCCCCTTGCTGCCAAGCAGCGACAAAAAGTAATCGTCCATCTTCTTCTCCTGCTCCTCGCTTTCCCCGTTGATCTCATGGGTCCTCAGCGACTTGAAGATGACCTTGTCGTTCTCCAGTGCCATGACCAGTCCCATCTGGATCTTGGTGATGGTGGTCTTGATCTCCCTGAGGTCCTTGGCATAGGCAAGCCTGTCGTCGCTTTTCTTTGCAAGCCGGTTGAGCAGCCACAGGACGATGCCCCCCGAGCCGAACAGGCATACCGAAAGGGTGGTGACGAGGGTGATCTCATCCATCCTGGGTCTCCTCGGAGGCGACTTCCTCATAGGGGTAATCCAATCCGTCGCGCTGGACGGTGACATCAGCTGAAGAACCGGTGAGCTCGATGTAGCGTTTGACGATCACATCGCAGTACTTCTCATCCAGCTCGATGGTGGCACAGCTCCGTTCAGTCTGCTCACAGGCGACCAGGGTGCTTCCGCTGCCGCCGAACGGGTCGAGCACCAGCGTGTTGCTCATCGACGAGTTCATGATCGGATAGGCGATCAGGGCAACCGGCTTCATCGTGGGATGCTCGCCGTTGCGCTTGGGCTTGTCGAATTCCCAGATGGTCGATTCCTTGCGTCCGGTGTACCACAGGTGCTTGCCCTTCTTCTTCCATCCGAAGAGCACCGGCTCGTGCTGCCACTGGTACGGCGAGCGCCCGAGCACCAGCGACTGCTTCTTCCAGATGCATGTCCCCGACAGGTAGAACCCCGCCTCGGAGAATGCCCTGCGGAAGTTAAGCCCTTCGGTATCGGCATGGAACACATAGATGGAGGCATCATCAGCCATCGAGCTTTCCATGTTCACAAAGGAATCCAGAAGGAACTGATGGAACGCATCGTCCTTGAGGTTGTCGTTCTTGATCTTTCCAGCCGCTCCCTTGTAGTCGACATTGTACGGCGGGTCGGTCACGACCAGGTTGGCCTTGGCGCCATTCATCAAAAGCTCAAAGGTTTCCTTCCTCGTGCTGTCTCCGCAGACAAGACGATGCCTGCCGAGCATCCAGAGATCACCCTGCCTTGAAATGCATGGGTTCTGAAGCTCCTTGTCAACATCAAAGTCATCATCCTTGATCCTGTCCTTGAGCGAGCCCTTGAAGAGGTCATCGATCTCGGCGGGCTCAAACCCTGTGAGGGATACATCAAAGTCGGCACCCTGGAGGTCAGCTATCAGAAGGGCAAGCTTATCCTTGTCCCATTCGCCGCTGATCTTGTTCAGGGCTACGTTAAGGGCCTTCTCATGCTCCTCGTCGAACTCGACGACAACACATTCCAGCTCGGTCAGTCCAAGCTCCTTCAGGACCTTTATGCGCTGATGCCCTCCGATTACCTTGCCTGTGGTCCTGTTCCATATCACAGGCTCGACATAGCCGAACTGCTCCACGGACTTCTTTAGCTTCTCATATTCAGGGTCACCCGGCTTCAGGTCCTTGCGGGGATTGTATTCAGCAGGAATCAGGCCATCAATTCTCTTGACTTCAATGGTCATCTCACGATCCCCCATTCGGCGAACTTCTCAAAGCTGCCGATTTTCTCGATGAAGTTGCGGGCTATATCAACAATCTGACTGTAGGGCATGCTGTCAATTTCCCTGTCCCCTATGGCGCATGAAAGCTCGACTGGCTTTCCAATGGCCTGGGCCTTGATCCATGCGTATATGTTTATTGACACATCAGCCTTGGAGAGATCCTTTCCATGAAGACCGCCGCCTGTAACCGAGTCGGCCATATCGCTTCCGAGCTTGCGGTTTGTGGCACCTGAATCAACATCAAGGCCACCGGTCCAGTAGCCCAGCGGATTGATTACAGCCTTCGGGTAAAGGGCCTTGATCTCAGACTGGGAAGCATGGCTCTGGCATATGATGAGGCGGTCACCATCAAGGATGTACTTCCCATCGGTGGGAAAGCGATTGAACAGGTCCTTTGCTATTCGGGTCATCTCAAGCTGCTCGCTGGTCACCGGCGCTCCCTTGAAGATGCCATTATCCCCGCAGCGGATCTCGCTGGATTGGTTCTCGGCCAGGATGCTGTCCTGGGAGACCAGATGGTAATCCACCTTGAGCTGGCCAGCGATCCTGCCGACTGCATCAAGGACATCGGAGACCTCGATGCTCACTGAGGATTCAACGATGATGTGGCACCTTCCATGACCCAGGAGAACCTCGACTGCGATCCTCGGGTTAAGGGTCTTCTTATATGCCAGGTCCACCAGGGCACCTGCGATCCTGTCTGCCAGCTTATCTGGGTGGCTTGGGTTCACTTTCTCAAACATCAGTTTCTCCTTTGCTTGCTATTGGTTTCTCCTGGCAGTCAGAAGACGCTCCATAAGATCGTCCTGTGGATTGGCTCCACCATAGCTGCCGGTGCAATTGTCCTTGGCTATCTGGAATATCTGGTACCAGATCTGGTTGGTCTGCTTCATGAAGCTCTGGCTCATTGCCACGTAAGGTGAAGCAATGGCAGCACCGGTAGTAGGGTGCTTTGCCAGGAATCCATATTCAGAAACGCATTCCTCGCACTGGATCCAGCGAGAAACGCTCATTGCATATTGCTCAATCAGAGTCAGGCTGACCTGCTTCTCGCAGCCGCGTTCCTTCAGCCACTTCCAGGTGGTTCTGAAGACTTCCTCGGCACACAGGTCCTTGCCGCTTTTCTGAGCAGCTTTCATGAAGTCCTTGATGGGTGGGACTTCCAGCCCTTCGAGTTCAGGAGGCTCTGGGAGCACTCCTGGATCGGCTGCCTTGCCTTCCCTGATTTTTTCAAACAAGGGCTTGGGTTTTCTTCCAGCTCCAAGTCTGGCACCACCTCGGTTAGTTCCATCCCTGGCCATGAGTTATTTCCTTTTTTGATTTCCTTTGATTTCAGAGGGGTCAATCCCCCGTTTGAATTCGGATTATTGCGCACGAGGGGTTGGGCCCGCTGTAACATATTGCCTTGTAGAGATTTGCACGCCCCCTTCAATGAGGCATGCAAAATTACCAGCGATCGCCGCGTTCGGCGTGAAGCTTTGAATGGCAGCTCCTGCAGAGCGCCATGAGGTTTGATTCATCGTTGCTCCCGCCCTCACGGACGGGCTTGATGTGATGAACCATAGTGGCGACCCTTGCGATCCCGTCCTTGCGGCACATCTCGCAGAAGGGATGCTCGTCAAGGAACAGGCGCCTGATGCGTCTCCACTCCTTGCCATAGCGCTCCTCTGTATGAGGGTCTCGCTGGTAGCGGTTGTACTGAGCCATTGCAAGCTTCGCATGCTCTGGGCAAAACCTTCCATTGGTCAGCCTTGGGCAGCCTGGGTAGCTGCAGGGTTTCTGTGGCTTGTATGGCATAGGCTTCCTTGAGAATCAAACGGCTTGACGGCAAGATGTCAGCAAGCCAAGCGATTGTGTCTGGGGAATTGCGGAAGTGCCTGATGGCGAGGCCTGGTCAATGCCGTCAGGGCCTATTCGTTTCCTCGGGGCTAATGGCTGTGTGTTCGGTGTTCAGATTCTCAAGACACGGAGCTTCTGGCTCTCATATCCTGGGAGGACATCCTCGGATCCGATGTACTTCCTGATTGTGGAGACCGACAGGTTGAGGGCTATGGCGGCGCTGGTGATTGAGTCATAGGCTCTTGCGTATCCTTTTGCGTCCTTGACCACAACTCGAACTGTTTTCATTCTTTCTCCTGAAATGACAACCCAGAGTCTTTCTCATTCGGGTTGCAATGCTCTCTCTTGGTCTCATCTTCTCACAAGGGCTTGACTGCGTTCAAGTGCGTTTCACTAGGACTTGCTAAGGTTAGCTAAGGTTTCAGCCGCAGCACGGCAGCATCAATGCTTGGGCTTGTATGGCATAAGACCTCCGGATACACAAAGAGCCTGGATTGCTCCAAGCTCTTCATGTTTTTCCTTGATTGTATCATCTCACAGGCGTGCAGCTATCTTCAAGTGTATTTTAGTGTACTAGATGGAATCTTCACCAGATCAAGAGCCCTGCGATGTATCCGAAACACATAGTTGGAAGCGTAACCCATCCTGCTGGTGATCTCATCCCAGCTCATGAAGGCGAGATAGCGCATCTCCAGCACGCTCTCGCACTCGGGATTGTTGGCCTGGGAAATGACATCCTGGATTTCCTTCTGCAGCCTGACCAGCTCATCGATCTGTGTCCTGATGTATTCCTCCAGCTCCAGAAGCTTCATGGCAGTCCTCTCCACTGTCGATGCCTCATAGGGCGAGCCCTTCGGCATGCCGTTGATGGCTGGAGAGCAGTATCCATCATGGGTCTTGAGAGCCTCCAGCTGCCTCTCCTTGCACTTGATCCTCCTGTCCAGGATGAACGCCTGGGACAGGTATTCCTTTGCGGTCATATCGTCATTCCCTCCTTGCCTGCCATTCCGATGATGCCTGGATTGACATCGCATAATGTTCGGTACCATTCGCTCTCGAAGAACCGCTTCACTGAATCCATCGTGCGGATTGCATTGCCGTTGCAGGGGTTCATCGCCAGGCTCTTCATGGCGATCCTGCAGTCCTTGATCGCCTGGGCGACAATGGCTGCTGCAAGGCTCCTGTAGGAATCACCTCTTCTCATGATCGCCTCCAATCTCAGCCCTGACTGCATCAAGCAGTGCGTCCTGGGTCTTCTGCTTTCCGTCAAGGGCCTTGAGGATCCTCTCGTCGATCGTCCCTTCGGTCACGATGTGCTGGATTATAACTGTGCTTGACTCCTGTCCCTGCCGCCAGAGCCTGGCATTGGTCTGCTGATACAGCTCCAGGCTCCAGGTGAGGCCGAACCATACCAGATGGCTGCCACCTGCCTGGAGATTGAGCCCGTGGCCAGCGGATGCTGGATGGATCAGGCCCACAGGAAGCTCTCCGCGGTTCCACCTTGCAATGCTGGAAGCAGAGTCCAGGTTCTGGAAGGGAACACCGAGCTTTCCAAGCCTTGCACTTATCCTCTCAAGGTCATGACGGAACCAGTAAGCCACCAGCATCGGCTTGCCGTTGGCCGCCTCGATGATGTCCTCCAGGGCGTCAAGCTTCCCTTGATGAATCTCTGCTGTCTTTCCGTCGTCACTGTAGATTGCTCCGTTTGCAAGCTGGGACAGCTTGCCAGACAGCACTGCGGCATTGGCAGCGGTGATCTCTCCATCAGCAAGAGGAAGCACCAGGTCGCTCTTCAGCCTCTCATAAGCCTTCCTCTCGTCTTCACACATGCAGACAGGGCAATTCGCAACCACCAGCTTAGGCATTGCGATATGGTCGGAAGCCTTCATCGAGATGGTGATGTCGCCTATAAGACGGTAGATCTCTTCCTCTGCGTTGATTCTTGGCTTGTAGGAGAAGACAATCTGGCTGCTTCTCTTGTCTGGCAGGAAGAAGGTGTCACGATAATTGGTGATGAATCGTCCCAGGCGCTGGCCCATGTCAAGAAGCCTGAACTCAGCCCACAGGTCCAGCAGCCCGTTGCTGGCAGGTGTCCCTGTGAGCCCGACAATCCTCTTCACCTTGGGCCTGACTGACATAAGAGCCCTGAAACGCTTTGCCTGCCTGCTCTTGAAGCTGGACAGCTCATCGATGACGATCATGTCGAAGTCAAAGGGAATGCCAGACTCCTTGATGAGCCAATGCACGTTCTCTCGGTTGATGATGCAGATTTCAGTCCTCTTCCTCAGGGCAGACAGCCTTTCATCCTCGGTGCCTACTGCCACCGAGAAGCTCAAGCCCTTGAGATGGTCCCACTTGGATATCTCGGCCTTCCATGTATCACGAGCCACTCGCAGAGGGGCGATTACAAGAGCCCTGGAGACTTCGAAGCTGTCATGCATCAGGCTCTGCATGGCAGTGAGCGTGATGACAGTCTTGCCAAGTCCGCAATCCAGAAACACTGCAGATGCAGGGTGCTCCTCGATGAATGCGGTTGCATAGCCCTGGTACTCATGTGCTCTGTATGTCATAGATGATCCCTCCAATCTGTCCCTCATCGTCCAGGACATAGACCTTGAACCCAATGTTCCTCAGCATCTTGTGCCTGGAAAGCTGAAGCGCCCTGGCTTTCTGCCCAGGAGCCTTCACTTCCACGAATCCGACCTTACCACCTGGCATCAGGACAAGCCTGTCCGGCATTCCATCGCAGCTAGGGGAGACCAGCTTAAGGGCAAGACCTCCCATATCTCTTGATGCTGCAACTAGTTTTTGTTCTATTTGTCTCTCTTTCATACGCACTCCATGCCGTGGCCAAGTGGACAACTGGACAAGAATTTCCCTATATATGCCACGCGTGTGTTTTCGTGCCTGTGCTTGTATCCTTCTATTGAAAAAAACCATTTCGTAATATAAGGGAAAAAGTTGTCCTGTCCCTTCCACTTGTCCATCAATTCGACCTCCTATATAGACGCTGGCGGCCATAGATGGCCTGCTTGGCACGCTCAGGGCTGCGCTCCCAGCCAGGAATCTGAGCCATCAGGGCGGCTATCGCATAGCTGTCGGTGGGCTTCAGGTCCTGAAGGCTCCGACCAAAGCATTCGCACCAAAGCTCTGCGTTGCTTACGGAAGCCCGAACAGCCGAGCCCTTTTCTGATGTGATGGCGCTTGAACTGTCAAGGAAATTGCGACGCTCATAGAGGTCCTTGGTCTCCCAGTCCTCAGGCAGCAAGATGGCAAGGTATTCCTCCACCATGCCGATGCGCTCATCGACTTCCATGGCCTCGCGCTGCGCTGCCTCTGCGACATCCAGGATCTCCCCTTCCAGATAGAGCTTCTCGCCTGACTCGCAGATGGCCTTGGC